TTGTATTCCACTCTTAAAGATTTGTACATTCCTTTCAGCATCATTTACACTGAACATTTCGTCATTGAATATTTTTAATAGCTTAGATGATACTTCTCTCTTAGTTTTTATTAGTTTCTTTTCCTCTTTTGTTAGTTCCCTTTTTTCTGGTACTGGTGCTTGGTTTTGTACTTGTGTCATTTGTTTCTATGTGATTAGGTTTATTATCTTCATCCCTTGCTTCAGGATGTTCCTTTAAATAAAGCTCGTATTCTGCTTTCTCTACTGCTTTACCAAATAGCTCAAATATATCATCTGAACTACTCTTTGTGTATTCTTGTAATGACTTTATTGTTATTGCTTGATTGATGTCAGCTTGTGTTCTGCCATCTGTTAAAACAACATTGTCTTTCAAAACTACATCTTTTGACTTTGGAATGTTTAGATCTTTAACTAGTTGTGTTCTAATTTGCCAGCTTAAGTCCATCCAAGATGCTGTTGATATATGTTTTTGTATTTCCATAATTATACTCTAGGCGGTGTTTGGTTGCCTATACTTGTTAATTGTTCTACTAAAGGAGTGGTTTGACCTTGTCCAATCCCTGCTTGCTCTGCCATTCTTTGAGCCATTGGTTGTTCTTCTTTAATATATTCATCAGTCTTATCCTTTGACTCTTCGTATGATCCGAACAAGAAATCTCTTGTCACTGCTACTTGATCGACCATAGGGTTATTTATTGCCCTATCATATAGCTCCAAATTAAATGCTCTTTTCAATGCATCTGACTTAACTGTTAAGCCATCAGCTTCAACTTTGTATAAGAACTTTCTCTTTCTGAATATTCCAGGAAGAACTTTGATTATCTCTGTGTCGTCTCCTTCTTCTTCCATTAAATCAAAACTTCTCTTTTCTAACTCTTCTTCAGTCATCTGTTCTGGAATATCGTTATCAAATTCAATTACTCTTGTCTTCTTTCTACCCTTAACAACTTTATCTAGGTTAAATCTTTTGAACTTTAGGGTATCTTTTCCTGAAATCTCTTTCATTTCTCCGACTGTTAAGTATTGAATAATGTCTGTTCCGATAAGCATTCCTAAATCTCTTACCAAGAAGCCAATCATCTTTCCGAATAGTCCAAGCATTATTTTGGCATTCTGTTCTAGTGTGCTAATTTCGTATGCTGTTTGAGCTCCTTTAGTGGCTATTCCTTGTTGTTGAACCGATGATGAACTCTCTGTCATATTCCTTTCAACTTCAACTTTGGTGTTGTATCCAGCAGTTAGATTGTTTCCTGTATCTATTGGATTGACTTTTGTTTCTTCTGAAAGAACTGTAATTTTTCCAGGTACTACAACTGAACTATCAATGTTTTCTTTGCCTGATATTGCTATTGGTTTGAATAGATTAAGATATGTTCCATCTATAATCATTTGATAAAGAACATCTATTACTTCTTGGTCTGGTCCAAGCTTATTCACTAAACTTTTTCCATAGAAGAAGTTTCCATCAGCATTGATTGGCTCATAGATTGTCTTTGCGAATGGAAGCATTTTATCTATTCTAGGATTTGGATTGTCGCATTCAGTCATCAATACTCCATTAACAAATAATAGCATTAAATCTTTGAAAGGATTATAATACCATACTTGCTCTACTGAATAATCTTCTTCTGTTTGCTTTTCAAAGAATATTCCGTCTTGGTCTGAGTATAATACTTCTAGTCCAGGACTAACATATTTAAAGTTTTCATAATCTGAATACTTTCTTTCTGCTAAATCGTAAGAGATAATCTTTCTCCAAATCAAATATCCTTGCTTTTGAATGTCTGGTTCGTAGAAGTTTTCTATCAATAACTCATCATTAGGAACGATTGATTGAATAAAACCTGATAATGTTTCGTCAAGCTGTTCTATCTCTTCCCAAGAGCCATTATCTTTTATCTCTTTAATCTTTCTAAATGTCTCTACATATTCCTGATGAATGATTACTGCTGGGTTAACACAAGCTGAAATGACTGCATATAAGAATGTCATTCCATACTTTGAGTTATCTACTACCCACTCCATTAAATCTCTCATCACTCTTGCTGCTTCCTTGTCCTCTTCTTGTCTATCGTTTTGAGCATAGATGTTAGGGTAAAGAATTGTTCCAGTGATGTGAGCTACAATTGAGATTACTTTGTTTCTTGTAGCAGGAGATACTGCATTACTAGTCCATTGATAATCAGGGTCATCGCTTTTTGGCTTCTGATATGTATTAAATAGCTTTTGATTCCTTGCTATTTCTTCAATTAAACTTCTGTTATTAAACTCTTCAAGGGGTTTGAACATGTTTTCCCAACTCCTCTCAAAGTGTTTTAGAACCATCTTATAAACCTTCTTCTCTTCATCACTTGGCTTGTAAGATGATATTACTGCTTCTTTGTCTTCTATTGCGTTATAACTTTTCATTTATTTTAATCGACCATTAGTATAATTTATTATAATTAGGTGTGAAAGACTTACAACTACTTTTATGGTCTGTTTCTTCTATTGTTTGTAGCATTAGTGCCATTGAGTCTATTCTATCATCATGCTTTCCGAAAGGAAATACTAGCATTTCGTCTTCAAGAGCATTATCTTTTCCATTGCTTCTATGTTTAATCAATCTGTTCTCATAGAATGGAACTAGCCCTCTTATTCTTAATTCTTTACTTGTTCTTGATACTATCGGCTTGACTGAGAATGGCTTTCCTCTTTTGTCCATCTCTTGTTTTAAAAAGAACTCTAATGACTTTTGGTAACCGTTCGTTTCTATTCCTACTTCTATTAAACTCATTTTATACTTATCTTTTAAATAAAACAAATAGTCAATTATCTCTGTCGGATTATATCTTCCTGTAAAATCTTCCAGTTTATATATTATGTTTGAATCGTGTTCTTTTCCTATTACTTGAATTGAGGTGTTATCATTCTTGTCTGACTTATCCCAAGTTGCTAAATCTACCATTGCATAAACCTCTAGGTCTTTGTTAATTATCTCATATTCTTCATAGTATGTAAACCATTCTTTCTTAAATATTTGATTTTCTGTATTGACTGGATTCTGTTGATAAAGGCACGAGAATTGATATATGCCTATTTGATTTTTAATCTTTAATACTTCTTCTAATGGGTATCTATCTTTCCATAAAACTTCTCCTTGCTTTCTTGTATATTTTACACCTTTTATAATCCACTCTTCATCTTGCTCTGCTATCTCTGGCAAACTTAATACTGTCCACTCATTACCTTCGTCCATCTCTTGTATTCTACCTGCTAGATCATCCTGATGCCACCTTGTCATAATTAGCACAACAGCTCCATTAGGAGCTAAACGAGTATATGCAGTTGAAATGAACCATTGCCAAGTCTTCTCTCTCATTGTTTCAGAATTAGCATCTTCTGAGTTTTTTACTACATCGTCGAGTAATAGAATGTTAGCACCTCTTCCTGTTAAAGCTCCACCTACTCCAGTAGAGATATAACTTCCTTTCTGTTCTGTCATCCACTTGTTCTTTGCTTGAGTATCTTCTTTTAATCTTATCTCTGGAAATATTCCTTGATAAATAGGATCTCTAACTAAATCTCTTGTCTTTTGTCCAAAATCACTTGCTAAATCTCCTGAGTAAGATGATGTTATGATTTCCTTGTCTGGGTTTCTTCCTAAATACCAAGCTGGAAAGTTGATTGATGCAAGTTGTGATTTTCCTTTTCTTGGTCCAACCTGAATAATCAATCTCTTTATCTCTCCTTTCTCTACTCTTTCAAGATAATCAGCTATTAAAAGATGATGCCAATTTGGTTTGTATCTGGGATCAGTTAATATACTGAAATTGATTAGATCAATCCTTCCTAGTTGTAGTATCTCTTTTTGATTCATTTAAGCTTAATTATCTTCCCAACCATCTAACTTTTCTAATAATATATATTTAGCAGTAATCATAGCTACATCTCCTTCCATAAAACTTAAATCAAAACTTTCTTCTATATTTGACCTTGCTTCTGCTGCTAAGCACGATATACAATTAGAGCTACACCAAGGAACTTGATTAAAATCGCTTAAAATAATCTTATCTTTTAAATCATCTTCCTTCACTATTCTTAATGCTTCCTCTACTATTCTATCAACCATTTCATCTATTTTTTTGCCTATGGTTTCTTTTTTCATAGTTTTTCTTTTATCAGTTTCTCTTTTAATGTTTTGATTTGTTCTTCTGATAATAAGCTTATATCCTTTCCGTCTTTTCCTGTAAGTTCTGATCTATCAGAGTATCCTTCATCTTTTCCTAAAGTCTTTGCTATAAACTTACTAGCATCTAATACAATATTTGCTTTATCTTCTAGTGGTAAATCCATTATCTTATCTAAGTTTCTTTCGGCTTTACTTAGCATTTCTTTTCTCTTTAGCTTTTGAAGCCTTGCCTTGAACCATCCTTGTAAAGTTATGTTTCTTGAATGGTCTTTGCTGTATCCTGCTTTTATAGCTGCTTTATAGGCATTAGCTTCTCCTTTTGTTATGCTTTCTACATATAAATCCCAACAGATTTGTTCTCTTGGGTCTGATGTTGATTTATTTGCACTACTTACTTTTGACATTGTTTTATTTTATACTTATTATTAAAGCTATTGTTGTTAACATTACGATTATTTCTAATTCTATTGGCATTTGTTTTTACCTTTACTTATTTGACCTACAAAGAAGTCTCTATACTCTCCGTTCTTAGTTAGAGACTTATAAAAACATTCTTTTCGTATGGTTTTATGTTTTCTATTTTCATTTTAGTTTTATTTATAGTTTTTAGTTCTTCAATTTTCTTAGCTTGATTGTTGCGTGTCATACTTCTATTATAAAATAAAACAAAATAAAAAGCAATCTATTGCTAGACTGCTTCTTGCTCGACCTTAACTTATTAAATTAATCTATACACTCCTATATCAACTCATGGCTTTATTTTTTTATTTTTATACTCATATATGTTTTTATTTTATTATAATCTTATCTCTACCCTCGTAAAAGAGTAGAGGAAAATTACAATGAAGCTGATGGTAATTCTGGTGATATTTCAATCCAATCATCTTCTAATAAATCTGATTGACTTGCTACCCAAGGAACTAAATCTCCATTAACTGTTCTGATATAAATATATGGTCTTTTCATTTTACTCATTTGGTCTGGTGTCTGTAATGCAAGATATTGTCCTTTTCCATTCCAATTATCTCTTTGAACTCTTGAACCATTTTTAATTAACTCTAATGCTTGTGAAAATGTCATTTGTTTATTTATTTAATTTATTATTTTTGCCGACCTTTTTTATTATCTTTGTATTTATTCATAATAATTTATCTTGGTTTAATATTTTAATCACTGCCTCTCTACTGATAGCATCTTGCTTTATAAACTCTCTTTTATCTGTAAGGAAAGTATATCTTGGCAATGATTTTATTTTTTTAATTATTCTCTCTTCTTGTTCTTCTAGGGCTTGTTTGATGAATTGTTTTATTGGATTAACAGAACCGTTAGGGTCTAAAAAGATTGCCTCTATCATATCTCCTAAATTTTTTACAAACTCTCTATCAAACTCTTTTAGTTTTTCCTCTATGTAATTGCTCATATTATTACTTTAACTTTATCTTAGTTATGTAATTATCAATAACAATAGATAGTTTATCCACTTTTAGTCCCAAAAACTCACACTCATATATCTCTGATTCTTTTTTGATAAAGTATCTATTTATTTCATTTATATATTTTTCTTCTTCTGGCAATAATGTTATTTGAATCTTCATATTATTACTTTAATAAATCTTTATTCTCATATATGTTTCCAATTACTTCAATTCTTTTTTGATAATATTCTCCTAACACATAAGGTTTATATCTTGTAGAACTTCCTCCACTTCCTAATGGGTCTTCTTTTATGAAGTCTTTATAACTACTTTTTCCAACCAGTCCAAACATACCCCACTTGTTAAAAAATCTTATTTCATAAGCCTTGTTTTCAAATCTTACAATATCCCCCTCATAAATCTCCTTTCCGTTCTTATCTTTAAATCCTGTGTATTGCATTAACTCAACATCTTCAAGCTTTCTTTGTTCTAAATGACCACCATCTTCGTCCATTATTGGTATTGCAACCCAATCACTATGTAATTCTACAAGTGGTGCGATGTCTTCCATTATTTTATCCCAAACCCTAAATTTTATTTCTCTTTTATTCATAGTTATAATTCTTTAAATAATTCTTCTTCAAACACAGTACCTTTAACAACACCTGATTTAATTATATCTTTAGCAACCAATGGCTTTATTTCTTTTATACGTTTAATCATAGTTTTAGTATTATTATCAAACATTACTGTTGACCTCATAGCCAAGCCACTAATCAACTCATTATCTTCTTCAATTTTTTATTCAAGGCTTGTTCTTTGA